ACGGGCGCCGTAACGGCCACGGCTGCAGCGACCAACGGGCAGCTCCTCATCGGTTCGACGAGCAATCCGCCGGTCGCGGCGACCCTTACTGGTACGGCAAACCAGGTCGTCGTGACGAACGGTGCGGGGTCCGTGACTCTCTCCACTCCCCAAAACATCGCTACGTCGTCGAGTCCGACCTTCGTCGGCCTGACCCTCACGGGGCTGCTCGACATCAGTGCGGCAGGTGCGGGGCAGATCAGCTTCCCGGCGACCCAGAACCCCTCGGCGGGCGCGAATGTCCTGGACGATTATGAAGAGGGAACGTGGACGCCAAGCGATCAAAGTGGGGCGGCGTTAGCCTTCGTAAATGTCGTGGGGAACTACATTAAGATTGGGCGTAGGGTGCAGGCCCTAGGGCAGTTTCAATACCCGGTGACGGCGAACGGTAATGTGTCGACGATTGGGAATCTTCCCTTTGCCTTAATCAGCAACGCGAATGCGAACGTTGGGGTTCTGTGTTACACGACTCTAGCAATCGCCGCCTACGCAGTGGGAAAGGCGGCGAGCGGGGTGACGATCGGCATCTATAGCAACGTGACAGCGAACCTAACCAATGCCCAGGTGTCGGGGAGTATCTTCTCCACCGACACAGGCTACCTAACGGATTGAGGAGGACAAAGTGATCGAGAAGAAAATCATAGTATGTACAGGGACGGATAGAGATAAGAACCTACGGGTGAGGTTGTCCCTGCTCCTGGTCGAGGATGGGGTTATTATTTCGGAGCAATATCATAGTGTGGCGGTGGGTCCGGGGGATGATCTTGTCGGTATACGGGAGGCGCTCGAGGCTCACATAGGAAGTCCGAGCGGCGGGGTGCCGGGCGCACCGTGGCCGAAGGTTCCGGAAGAGGAGTGGGCAGAAGTGGAAGCCCACGGTGGGATTGTCTTCACCCCAGAACGTGTTGCGCGGCGGTTGGCAAGGATGGAGGCGGCCGATGGCCCCTCAGAGAAGAAGGTCTGATCCCAAAGAGGGGCTGAATGGCTGGATCCTCAGCCTCGCCAAGGCCGCGATTTCACTCTTCTTCCTCGGCGGACTATCCTTCATTGGCACGTGGGTAGTGGGACTGGCGACGACCGTCGCTGCCATGAAGGATGATGTGCAGATGTTGAAGGAGAAGGATCGAATGATGAGTGAAATGGTTTGGCCAGAGATGATGGATCAAGTGAAGTCCCTGCGTGGGGAGATTAAGGAACTGCGGGGGGAACTCAAGAACGAGAGGAGAAGGTGAAATGTTAGAGACTTTATTCGGTGGGATACTTGGAGGCGTGCTGAGGCTGGCACCGGAGGTGATGCGGTGGATGGACCGGAAAGATGAACGGCGGCACGAGCTCGTGATGTTTAATAAGCAACTAGAAGCGGATCGACAACGAGGAGATCAGGCGATTCGTGTGGGGGAACTTGAGCAAGATACTGCGCGAATCACCGGCGGGCTTAGTGCGTTGATGGAAAGTGTGAAGGCACAAGGGCAGATGACTGGCGTAGCGTGGATTGACGGGATTACGCAGTCGGTTCGACCGATAATCACGTATCTCGTGCTGGCGTTATATCTGGGGGCAAAAGGCTCGACCATGTATGTGTTATATACGAGTGGGGTGGCGATTCCGCAGGTCCTACAAAACGCTTACGGCGCGGACGACATGGCTATGCTGAGCGGAGTGATTAACTTCTGGTTCCTCAGCCGCGTGTTCGAGAAACGCTGATGACCGGGCGAGAGATTGCGAAGCGGTTCGAGGGATTGCGTTGCCAGGCATATCGGTGCCCGGCAGGACTGTGGACCATCGGATATGGCCATACATGGGGAGTGCGGGAGGGGATGATCATTTCCCCAACCCATGCGGAGGAGTTATTCGAAGGGGACTGGGCGGTGGCGCGGGGACAGGTGGTGAGGTTGTGCCCACGATTGCGGGGGAACCGCCTCGACGCCATTACTGACTTCGTGTTCAACATGGGTGCGGGGCGGTTAGCGGCGTCGACCCTTCGACGTCGGATCAACGCGGGCGATTGGCGGGGGGCGGTAGAAGAAATACCCAGGTGGGTATACGGCGGGGGGAGGAAGCTTCCGGGCCTAGTCCTCCGCCGGGCAGCAGAAGTACGTTTATTCAACCTCAGCGTAGTGCCCTGATGAATGTCTTCCCCCCGGTGTGGGAGAGGGCAATGAATTTTGCCTTCAACGCACCTTCGAGAACTAGCTCGAATTGCTTCACATCGGGGAAGTAGTTGTGAACGTAGCGATAAGCCTCAAAGTACTCTACCTCCTTGTGCTTCTTCACATAATCGAGGAACCGCTCCGTCTGCAGGGAGAGGTCCGTCCGGCCGATGAGGTTGAACACGAGGGGCATGTCGGCCTCAAGCTCCGTGATGTACCGGTTCGCGTCCATGAGGTCTTCCTGGGTGATCATCAGTCGGTCCCGCTTCGCGGCGGAGAGGATCATCGCTAGTTTGTGGATGTGCGTTTGCTTCCTCGCAATGTAGCCGCCGAACTGTGCTTCGTCAAGGTGCTTCGGGCGGTTCCGATAATGCTCCTCATACCATGCCTTTCCCCAGTCAATTGCCTCTAGAGTCATACCATACTCTCCCGCTAACATTAATGAGATATGTTCGAGGTCTTGGATTAATAACTTCTCCGTCTGAGCTTGATGCTTTGACGAGGTGAGTCCGGGGTAGGCGATGTACTTTTCCTTCTCTTCTATATAGACGAATAGGCAACGGGAGGAGAATCCCCCGCCGACCATGTGGCGGGGGAAGTTCTCGGCGATCCACGATGGGGTGGTGCAGGCTATGATGTTGAGCCAGGGGGATTCGATCGACTCCGAGCCGTCCTTCTTCGTGGTCTTCATGAATAAGAGAGGGCAGTCCCAGAGGGAGATTAGGATGTCTAACATCTCCCGGTCTTCTCTTGGTTTGATGAGATTCCCGAATTCGCTCGATGCTATGGTTAGGGCAGACATCTTGCGAAATTCGCCGGAACCGGGCAAGGCGAACTCTTCTGAGCTATCCCGCAGTATGGAGATGAGAGCTTGCCAGGTTACGGTGGAAGGCCCGAACTTGATGCCGGGGACCTTCCGCAAGAGATTCATCCCTACATCAACCGTAGTGGATTTGGAGACGATCCCGGGCTTAGCGACGAAGATGACGAACATGTTGCAGCACCATTGGAAATATCCCTGATCAATCCAAACCTTCCGGCGCAGGGCCCCGGCGACCGTTGAGGCAGCAGCCCAGAACCGCATCTTGTCTGGGGCTTCGGAGTGGGAGGAGTATTCGAGGAAGGCCTTAATCCAATCCGGGAAGTATCGGCTCATTTTTTATCCTTACCTAAAACCTCAATGCGGAATTTCATAAGGCCTCCACTGGTTCAAACCTCCCATCCTCCATCTCAACCTCCGGCCGGACCCAGATGCGATAGCCCGTGTCGACTAGGAATGGGACATAGGCATAGCAACGTTGGCGTAGGGGCTCATAGCGGACCTGATCCGGCGTGGCGATGATGACGTAGATGGTGCCGGTGCGAAGGTGGCGGATGCGCTGGTTAATGGTGAATTTCATCTGCAAGCTCCCCAGGAAACTGGCGACGTGGCAATTCCCACAGGTATCGTCAATGGATCATCATACGGAAGGGGAATCGAACACTCTTCAACAACCCTCCGCTTCGCCCAGTCGCCTAGGTGGGAAGGGAACTGTCCGGCGAGGGAATCGTGTACTTGGAGGAGGACCTGAACCTCCCGCAGATTCTTAAAGATGTTGTAGTAGCCGCGATTAATTAGGCAGGCGACGGAGCTTTGAGGGATATAGGCGGCGGCCTGCCGGAATGCATTATCATCGATCCGGTCGAAACAGTACCAGCGGTAGCCGAAGATATTCTCCACGTAACGGCGCTTAGTGAGTTCATTCTTCACACGTTCCTGGTACTTTTGCACTTCCGGTACGCGTTCGAAGTACCACTTTTGCGTCTTCTCCGTCTCATGCACCGTCAGCCCGATGCGTTGGGAGATGCCCCTCGCACTACCGAGGTAGTGGGTAGCGTGGGCGAAAGACTTGAACATCTTGTACTTCGGATTATCCGTACCGTCCTCGCGGTACTTGTTAATTGTAGGGTCGCGGAAGTATTCCCGGGCCAGTTCAATGTACGGGTCCTTGCCTTCTTTTAACATGGCCTTCCCCTCTTTCGCATCCGCTTCCCAGTATACTATACGCAGATCAGCTTTGGATAGGTCAATGTCAAAGAAATCGTTGCCGAGATCGGGGAGGAACATCGCTCGGATATTGGGGAGGTCGAGGTCAGAGTCATCGTCTGTGCCACCTTTGGGAAGGTTCTCGAGGTTCCCACCGTTGCCGAAGGGGTTTTCGGAGGAGGAGAATCGATAGGTTTCGGTGCCGGCGATGTTGAAGGAGGTGCGCATTCGGCCGTCGTAGTCGAGGGGCATCCGCACAAACGTACTCAAGAAGACGCCGATCGAGCGGACCTCCTGGATCTTGCGGATGAGTGGCAGGAGGAGGGGTTCCCGTTCACCGAGCTGGGCGAGGGCCGAGTCGTCGAGCGTGGGATTCCCTGTTGCGCGCTTCGTGATGACGCGCTGGCGGAGGTCGCCGTAGAAGAGGGATTGCATTTGCTTGCCCGAGCGGGGGTTAAGGGGATGGCCGAGGACGCGGGTGAGCCAGGCCTCTCGACGGGATAGTTCATCGAGGAGGAGCATCTCGTACTCACCCCGGCGGGCGACGTCGATGCGAACGCCGCGGAGCATACTCTCTAGGACGGCGCTGAATAGGACCTGCTGGAAGTCCGCGGGCTCCCGGAGACCCATGGCGTCGATGTTATTTTGGATCCTCTCGTAACATTCTAATGTTATTACTGTATCCGAACAATTATACTGCCACAATCGATCGTCGAAGCTCATAGTCAGTCATCCCTCTCGATCCGACTCAATTTATATTTTCTCGGCGCATGTTCCCTTCCCAGCCCCTCAATCGCCTGGTCGAGGATCTCGGGGAATTCTTCGTGGTGGCAGGTGATCATGTAGTCTTCATCGCCCAGGTCGTCGATGAGGAAGAAGGTTATGGAACGTGGGAAGATGTAGGGGGAGGAGGAAGTCATTATTGCCCCCAGCCAATTCGTTTCAGCTCTTCCTCCAATGCGCGGCAAATTGAGGGGAGGAGTTCAAAGGGAATGGGCACGTGGACATAATGTCCGTCTAGGGTTTTTGCTCTAGCAACGGCAATTAAGAGAGCTTCGGCTAGTTGGGTGTGGTAGGCATTGTTGAGCTGTTGGAGAGCTTGTGCTGTGTTGCTGCTATGAACAGCTTGGATTACTTTGTCCAGATCTTCGCTCATTTTAATCATCCTTTTTCGGCGAGTTTAATTCGCGGGCAATCCCCTTCCATTGAACATAGTGTTCATTGTAGAGGGAAGCGAGGTAGTCTAGGGACTTCGGCGTTGTTGAGAAACAAGAGTGATGGCCGATCATACTGTCGAAATGGTGGCGGGGTAGGAAGTGCCAATGGCGGAAAATGTACTGTGCGTCGAAGAGGCCGTTCTGCCAAATTACTCGGGCGTTTGGGTGGGTGAGGAGCCGATACAACAGCCATACGATCTGCGCCTCTTCGTGTGCGGGCCAGTAGTGGATCATCCCGGCACCGGTGGAGAAGGGAATGCAAATGGCGTCGGCGCGAGACCAACCGATGCCGAGACAGATAATGTGGCCGCCGGCGGTTTCAATGTCGAGGGAGAGGATGAACCCGTTGGGGTTTTGCTCGCATAAAACCAACAGATTTCCCAATACCTCAATCACCCTATCGAACGTCGGCCGGATGATGAACCTGCGCTCTGGCTCCGGCACCGGGCCATTGGCGGCGATCGAGGCGGCACGGCGCAGGTCGTGGACGGCGATCGTACGCCATGACCAGTTGCGCAGGATCGCCGCCGGGTGGTAAGTTGGGATCAAGGGAATCCCGCCGTCGGTGAATAGCTGAGATCCTCTCCAATGCTTAACACCTGAGCGGCCGGTGAGGGCCCAGAGGGCGTAGTTGCCCAGAGCGATGATGACCTTGGGCTTGCACAGTTCGATCTCTTTGAGTAGCAAGTCGTAGCCGTCCAGGACACACGGGAGGACGCGCTTATCCAACAGCGGAACGTGCGCCGGTGTGACGTCCTTTTTCGTCTGGGCAATGAACGCCGTGATATCGTTGCCCGGGGGGCGGACCCGGCACAAATTGGTTACGAAACAGTCCGAGCGGTTTAGTCCGGCCTCGCTAAGCATGCGATTTAACTCCATCCCCGATGCGCCGACAAAGGGAACTCCGAGGCGTTCCTCCTCCGCTCCGGGCGCTTCCCCTACGATCATCACCCGCGCTGGGCAGGGACCAGTAGGCCGGCAGGTCACAGGTCCTCCACGAACTTCTCGCACCTCAGGCATAGGTTCCCATCGAGAGATTCGAGGGTGTCCTCTCGCCCTTCGGCAAAGCCGTTTTTGAATCCTTCCTCATAGGAGGATTCAACTCGATCTGTGAGTTCTAATTCGAGCCGCTCCCCAATCTCCGCTTCGATTCGCTGGATGAGCTCCGTGATGAGGGGGTCGTGGCGGTCTTCGGCGAGCCGGATGAGTTCATCGAACGGAACGTTCGCGTAGCGAGTGATGGTCATTCCGTGTCCCCCCTCACCCACCACGTCGGTGTTGGATAGAGGCATTTCCACACGGTGCCGATTCCTCGGTAACAATCGTGCTCCTCAACGAACTGGGCCCATTCCCGATCGGGGAGGGTGTTCTCGGTGGGGAGGTTGCAGGCGGTTAGGGTGAGGCAAAGGAGGAGGATTCTCATGGTTGTGTGTGCTCCTTGATTAGGGCCTTGATTAAAATGGCATAATTTATCAAGTCGTTCAATCGCCCTTCAATCGGCTCGGAAAGGATCTGCTCCATCCCCTGCGCATCATTCCGAATGTAGGTTGAGATGGCGTCGAAATGCTTAGATGTGTAGATCAGTGCGACTTGCAACGGTGTGATGCCGATGTGCTGGGCGCCGCGTTTGAAATTACCCAATCGATCCGCGCCCCCAGCATACTCTGCGCCCTTCTCAACGAGGAGCTGCGCAGTTTCGCGGATCGTTTGGTTGACTAGTTCGTCGAAGTCTTTCCTGTTCATGCCAGGGTCTCCATTAACTTTCGATAAGCCTCTAGAAAGGTTGATTTCAGATTCCAGGTGACAACCTTTCCGTTTTCATAGTCCCCAACCATGTCGCCTTCTGTCTCGTGAACCAGCCAAACAGCGAGGTCAATGGCTTCGCTCTTGGTGAGGGTAATAACGGCGTCTTCCTGCTGGATCTGTATGCAGGATTCTGGTTTTCTAGCAATGTAGATTTTCATTCAATATCCCTCTCAATCACATTAGCTTCTTCATCAATGAATACAACGGGCATGTCTTGGGCGCGAGCCCATTCAATCTCCTGCGCCACCCCGCGAGATTCTCGCCAACCCGGCGTGCACAGCACATAAACCGAATCACACATTAGGAGCATCTCCCTGGACCAGGTCATCCAGAATTCCCACCCCGGCCGTGGGAGGTTGTGATCTCGCATGTAACGGGAGATGACGTGGCCCATCACCACCGGCGAATAGACTAGCCGCCCCCGCGAGGTGAGGATTGCGGCGGCGTAACGGACCTCGGCGAAGCGGATGTCCTCGCGGGCCGTTGCGCATTCAGCGAGGTGGCCGGTGTAGGGAGAGGCGAGGTAGATGGTGTTCATTGTACTCTCTCCCACACATAGATGTAGGGTTTAGCTCCGCGGCCCCTTGCTGTATGTTCTGCTTCTAATCGGCCTCGAATTGCATCAGCAGAGTTTAAGGCCTCTTGTAGGGCGTCATAGTAAGTGGAGAAGTAATGCATACCACCGCCGTACTGAATAGAAATTGCGTATTTACGTATCTTCATACTAATTCCTCCAATCGTTTAAGGCAAATCCCATACCGCTCCGCATCCATTTCCACCGCCGTCGCGAGGCACTTTAACTCGTGCGCTGCCGGAAGGATTGTCCCGGTTCCAGCAAATGGGTCTAATACTTTGTCACCGGGACGAACAGAGCGTTTGAGTAAATCAACATATAATGCGACGGGCTTTTGTGCGCCGAAAGAGTACGACTCCTCCGTCAAGCGCGTAGTGATTACGTCCGGCGCGATTAGGTTCACTGGTTTCTTCCCCTTCACCGCGTACATCACCATCTCCCAGCACCGACGCGGGCCATGCTCGGGCCACGGTACCCGTCCCCCCGCACTCTTCACGTTAATGATCGGCGTCCGATGAACCCAGAACCCGGCATCGGTGAACGCAGATCGAAGCTCCCCGAACCGATCAATATCACAGCAGACATAGATGTGCGCCTGGGGCTTGGTGATGCGGTGGGCCTGCTCGGCGAAGTTCAGCATGAGCTTGAGCCAGTTAGCGAACGTGTCGTCGTAGGTGTGGGTGAATGAGCCGAGACGCCCGGCACCGTCGCCGAACTCCTGGGCGTCCATGCCGTAGGGCGGGTCGGTTAAGATGACGTCGAACGTGTTCGCGGGGCAGTTGAACATCCACTCGATCGCTTCGGCATTGTGGACGGAGTGCGATTTCGAGGAGAACGTGAGCCCCACCGTGGCGGCGAGTTCAACGTTCCGGGCGGTGGACTCCTTGCGTTTGAGGATCTTGATCGCTTCGTCCGCTGTCTTCGCTCCGGCGACGTCAGTGTCATTGAGGTGTCGGGCGACGATGAGATTCTTGCGGACGGAGTCCTGATACCAGCCGTCTCGGCGGCCGTGGATTTCCTCCGCCGTATCTGCCACGGACTGCTGGGGATCCTGGCGCAAGCGGAGGGAGTGGAGGCGGGACTCGGCCGCGGCTCGCTCCTGCCAGGTGAGGGCTTCCCGGCGGACGTTCTCCTCATACTCCGCCTCCTCCGCGGCGAGGGGAGTGAGTTCGCCGAGGGAGAGGGTGGGAACGTGGTTGGGCGGGATGAGGGTGCCGGCGCAATGGAACGAGTCTCCGATGTCATTGAGCATGTGGATGGCGCGGAGGCGACGCTCCCCCGCAACGAGGAACGGGACTCCGGCGACCTCGCGGATGACTATGGGGCTGAGGAGGCCGTTGGCGACAATGGAATTGCTGAGTTCCGCGATGGCTTCGGGCGAGAACTCCCGCCGCTGCCGATCGGGCGGGATGGTGATGGAGGATAGGGGGAGGATTTTCATTTGCTTGGCCCCTCTGAGTATTTGTAGCGATTCAAGCTACTGCCGAGTTTTTTCCTCATTTGGTGTTCAATGCCCACGGGAACACTGATAACTATGTCAACGCGTTTTCCGGTGTAGTGTGGAAAAAGCTCAAATACCCCTTCTCTTTTTGGTGTAGCTAACCAAAAGCCTTTCATCGGTCCGTTCCTTTCTTGAGCAGTCGGTAGATGCCGCGTTGGCCTAACGCAAATAGCTGCCCCCGAATCGCGACGTAGCGGGTGGGTATTCCTTCAGAGCATTCCCGTGCCGCACGGCGAAGGTGCTTGGCTCGCTTAGCGTTCATCATGCCTCCCCGGCGAAGAAGTACTTCGCGATTGCTCGCGCGTGTTCAATTGAATCGGCGTTTCGGACGAGCTTCCAGGCCTGTCCCCAAGGTTCTCGACCCCCACCTTGTTCGAGGAAGAAAGATTCCTCCTTTACGAAGATCTTTCCAGAGTCTGACTGGTGTACGTAGAAGTTCATTTTGGTTCTCCCATTTTATCCGCCCTGCGCAGCGCGTCGGCGTCGGTGTAGCCTGAGGGGTAGCGTTTCTCCAACTTCGCCATGTTATCTCGCATGAGCTGCCCGAGATCCGTGCCGATGAGGTCGGCGAGGGCAGTGATGTAGAACAAGAGGTCACCGAGTTCTTCGTGGAGGTTCAAGTCGTCGATGGGTTTGCCGTAGACCCAGCTCTTTTTTAAGCAGTCGAGCAACTCTCCCGCCTCCCCCGAGATGCCGATCCCCGCGTGGAGGAGGGACTCGAGGTCCGAGGGAAAGGTCTTGAACCTCGACTCGACGAACGTGGCGTAGGCGGAGCAACTTGCGCCGTGGGCATAGCCCATTTCGTAGAGGGAGAAGTCGCCGAGCGTACTGAAGTGTTCGCGGGTGAGTTTCATCGTTCGTCTCCCACCTCGATCGCGGGAAAGCACTGGCGGAAGGTCCACTTCGTCAGGTCGAAGAGGAGGGTATCGTAGTGGCCGACGTTGGGCGGGGGAAAGCCCTTCTCTTGACTCAGATCAATGGCACGGAGATAATGGCGGAAGATCAGCTCATTCCGCAGGAGGAATATGAGAATGGTAGAACAGAAACCGAAGAGTATATAATAGCCCATGAGAAAAGGCGGAGCGGTTGTCCCGCTCCGGTTCCGAAGGTTAGTTAAGGATTACGCTCGGGCAACGTCTTTGATGTCGTTGAATACCTTTCCCTCATAAATGCGCTGGGTCACGTTCACCTTCGCCGAACGCCCGGTGAGCATGAGGAAGGAGAAGGGTTCGCCCGGTACGTTGAGGCCGAGGGCATCCCGCAGGCGGCCGAGGGCAATGTTCCGGCCCTTGCCCATGTCGAGGCCGCCCGAGTCGGTGATATCCAACATGATCCCCTGGCGAACGGTGAGCTTCGTGCGGCCGAGGCGTTCGGCGAGGGCCGGGTCGGTGAGGGACCAGGTGATGTCGATGCGGGTCCAGGGGTTGCCGTCTTTCGAGGTGCCGGCGTTGGGTTTGATCTCCGCGATGGTGGCGAAATATTCGCCGGCGGGAATCGGCTCGAAGACAGTGTCATTGGCTTCGGTGAATGTGGACTGCAGGAATTGCTGAGGATCAAACATTTGAGGTTCCTTTGGTTTAGGGTAAGTTTAGCTTTCGCGCTTTCGTTGGTTCAATTAAGTTTCTATGATTCCTCCTCTCTTCTTAGTTTCAGTAAGTTCCCAAGACTTTCGGGCGCTCATGATTCTATTACTCCCCCGCGTCGTTTCCAGCTGTCGATGATCTGAACGAAACTCGGCGCTAGGCCGTCCGCAACGGGTAGGTTGCGGGCCTTGAGATCCGCCCCCGCCGCCGCGGTGGACCAGAGGAACTTCGTCCCCTGGCGTTGAGCGAGGATGACATCCGAAAAGAAACGAGGGAGTTTCGGCGCGAGCTTCTTCCCGAGGGTCGATGCCATAATGTTCGAGCCGCCGAGTACCTCGTCAATCTCTCGCTCTGCATGGGCTATGAGGACGACGTGGCAGCGGAGGGTCGTGGTGAGCCAATTCGTGAACTCCTCAATGAGGTCCTGGCCCTGCCCCCAGTCCGATGGGCCCTTCGCCGGGCGGGAGCCAACCACCATCGTCATGGCCATGATGCCAATGCCGCTTAATGAGTCGAGCACTAACGCTCGGTTCGTGCCCCACTCCCGGACGGGGCCGAAGGATTCTCCGGTTCGGTCGCAGGTGTAGTTATTCAACGCTTGCATGAGGGCGATCCATCTATTGTCCTTGTTCCGGTTCGCGTCGTAGGACTCAGTCTGGGCCTTAAAGGTCATAGACGCGATCTTCGTGGCCTTCTCGATGAGGCGATCGAGGGATTCGGCCAGGGGTGGAACGTATCGCCAATGGAGCTTGGTCGCAGGGATGTCGCCGAGAACTTCGAACCCCGGCTCGGTGAACAGGCCAAAGGGGGTGATTCCACTGTCGACCAGGGTGCCGATGGAGGTAGTTTTCCCTGTGCCTGTCGGGCCGAGGAGCATAATATTGACTCCGGGTAGTGGTGACTTTGTGCTCATCGTGCGTTCCCCTTCGCCTCAATCTCCAACAGCCTCAAGCAATCCCCCTCATCCGTGAAATTATGAATCCGATGGATGGAGGACACGGTCTCCCCGGTGTCCGTCACGCCCTCGGGCTTGCATACGATCAAGCAGAAGGGTCCGGGGAATAGTTCATCGAGGATCTCCGCGACCCGGGTCATTTCTTTCTCGTAGTTCATTTTGGGTTCTTTCATAATGAGCAAGTGCATAGGTGAATTCGTGGTGAAGGGCACTCAGGGGGACGTCCAGGCCGCAGACGGGGAGCCAGCGGAGGAGGAACGAGCCCCCGCCGCAGAGATTGCACGTTGCGGCGATGGGGGACCAGGGAGCCGCCGAACCGCCGGCGTCGCATTCGATCTGAGCCCACAGTTTACCACAGCGGGGGCAGACGAGTGCGTAGCTCATGGGCCATTGGTGCCCGCCCCGAGTCACCTCGACGAGCGGGGCAGGGCGGGAGCCGAGGCACTCGCCCCACACGTAGTAGTACTGCGTGGACACGGGTGGTTATTCAACCTTGGCTGCGGGCTTCGGACAGGCCGAAGTGGCGGCGACCTCGGGGATGGCGCAGAGGCGTTCGAGGGCGGCGTCCTTTTGGCCGAAGGACCATAGCAAAAGGGCCTGGCGTTCGGCCAGACACGTCGAGATGGTCACGGGAAATGTCGCTAGGCCGAAGAAGATACTTGTGTGCGCTGCGCAGGTACCGTCCGATGGGGAGCCGACGGAGCCGCCGCTCAAGGCAAATGATCGAATATCGTTTGTGTTAGAGCCGCTAGTTGCGG